TGAAGATGATATTTTATCAAACCCAGATTTAGTAGCTACTAAATATCCATTAGCTTCAGCAGCATTCTTTTTCAACAACAATAATCTTTGGTTAATTTGTGATAAAGGAGCAGACGACGCTACCGTAACTGCAGTAACTAAAAGAGTTAATGGCGGTACAATTGGATTACCTGATCGTATTAAACATTTCAAAGAATATTATTCTTTACTAGTATAATATTAATACATATTAAGTGAGAAGGTCCAATTGTTTTTGGACCTTTTTTACTGTAATGATATTTATTAATAAAGATATACTATCATGGCAGTACAAATTCCAATATGGCCGGGTTCTAGTAGTTTTACTACAGGATCAACTCCGTTTCAATTTTTTGATACAGATGCGACATTTGCAATACACGCAGATAAAGTTGCATCATGGTGTGGGACTCGATTAGGATGGCCTTTAAGTGATATTGAACTTCAATCTAAACATTTCTATGCTTGTTTTGAAGAAGCCACGTTAGAATATTCTAATCAATTAAATCAATATGCTATTAGAGATAATTTATTTAATTTACAAGGAACAAAGACAGGTACTAATTTAACAGCAAAACCTGTTAATCCTACTTTGGATAGATTAATTAATATATCTAAGAACTATGGAACAGAAGCAGGATCGGGTGGATATTTAATTTACAAGTCAGCTTCAGTAGCAGTTACGACTGGGCAGCAAGTATACGATCTAGCTAATTTTGTATATGAAGGAGCCGGAGACAGCACAAAGACTGTAGAGATTAAAAAAATCTTTCATGACAATCCTCCTGCTATTACTAGATACTTTGACCCGTTTATAGGTACTGGATTAGGCTCTCAAACAATGTTAGAAAATTTTGGTTGGGGTAACTATTCACCAGGCGTATCATTTATGATGATGCCCATATATGCCGATTTATTAAGACTTCAGGCTATTGAGTTTAATGATATGATTCGCAAGTCAGCTTATAGTTTTCAAGTAGCTGGGACTCGAGTTAAAATATTTCCGGTACCGACGTATGATTATACAATGTATATTGAATATATCACTACAGAAGACAGAGCGGCAGAAGCTTATGCCTTTGCATCCGGGTCAAATGTAGTAGGAGACTTTTCAAATGCACCCTACGAATTACATACATACGCCAACATTAATCCAGCGGGCAAGCAGTGGATATTCAAGTATACCCTGGCACTAGCTAAGGAAGTGTTAGGCAATATACGCAATAAATACAGCACTGTTCCTATACCAGGAGCAGAAGTTACATTAAATGGAGCTGATTTAATAGCACAGGGGCAAACGGAAAAAGAAGCGTTGGTTACTCAAATAAGAGAAAACCTAGAAGCAGTATCTCGTCAATCACAATTAGCTAAAATGACAGAGGAAGCAGACAATATGCAGTCTCAATTAAATAAGGTACCAATGGTAATTTATATAGGATAATGGCATTATTTGGAGGAGAAAGAGACATATCTTTATTTAGAAATATAAATAAAGAACTAATTCATCGTATCATAGATACCGAGGTGCTAGTTTACAAAATAAACTTAGTAGCTACGGATACTAATTTATATGACGAGTCTGATAATAAGGTTTATGATGCTCCGACATTAATTCCATGTTTAGCTAATGTAGACGCTCAACAATGGACTTCTGAAGATTATGGATCCGACGTTACTCAAACAGCAACATTTGCTTTTCTTCGTGATGATTTAGTTGATTTAGATATTTCAATAGAAATTGGAGATACTTTAGAATATCGTTCAAGATTTTTTGAAATTGATGGAATTGAAGAAAATCAAAACTTTGCAGGTAAAAATCCTGACAATTGGTTTGGTGGATCGACTCATGGTTATAGCGTGTCTATTATATGTCAAGCACATATGACTCGTCAATCTAAACTTAATATTGTTAAAACTAGATTTGGTAATTCAGAAACAATTAAAAATAAAATATTACCTAAAAATCTATAATGAGGCCACTTAAACCAAATAAGACAGAATCTACTTTTTCTTCCAATAAAGAAGTAAAACGTAATGCTACAGGCGAAGATTGGAAGCGAGATGGTACAGTTAAAGATGTGTCTATTGCTTTATATGACGTCGACTATGCAGTTAAATGGCATTTGGAAAATATTATCAATCCAACATGTATAGAAGATAATTCTGTTATTACAGTGCCTATTTTATTTGCAGCAGGAGAGAAATGGGCGTCAGTACAAAAGCATGGATATTTAAGAGATAATCAAGGAAGAATACTTACTCCAATGATTATGATTAAAAGAAATTCAGTATCTAAAAGAGAAGACATTCAAGATTTAAAAGTTTTAGAAACTGCAGACGCTCGAATTACTTTTGAAAGAAAGTATACTAAGGCAAATAGATATGATAGGTTTTCTTTATCTCAAACTTCGCCTATTAAAGAATTTTATTCCATAGACGTTCCAAAATTTGTGCAAATAGAATATGAGCTTTTAATTTGGACTAATAACTCTATTCAATTAAATGAAGTTGTAGAGCAATTAATTTGGTTTGATGGTAAAGCATTTGGTGATGCTCATAAATTTATAACTCACATTGACCCTCCTTCATTTGAATCTGTAAATGCCAATGGAGATGATAGAATTGTGCGAGCTACTATGGGAATGAGAACAAAGGCTCATATATTAAATACTCATGGGCCTAATGCTCCTGCAATGTATAAACTTAATCCAGTTAATAAAATTGTAACTGCGTTTGAAGTTGATATGACATTTGAAACGACAACATCGAGTACGGGATTAAGCCCTATGACAGTTTTGTCGGGACCGAGTATACCAGGTGGAAGTCAATCTGCAAATCCAGCAAATATTAACGCTGCGTTGGTATATATTAATTCAAATACACAAAAAACAGGAACCGTTACTTCAACTACTTCAGCAACATTTGCTTCTGGTTGGTTAGCAGCTCCGTCATCATTACCAAATACAAGTATAGATAATTTTATATTTTATGTCAATGGAGTTTTATTAGAAAGAACAGCAATAGTATCTTTTACTCAAAGTAGTAATGTAAGTACTTTAATTATTGATGTAGCACAATTAGGTTTCACATTAGCATTAACAGACGAAATAGTCGCAATAGGAAAATTCATATAAAATGTCATTAATAGCAGGAAGACAAATATCAGGTAGTGTTGCAAGTGCAAGTTATGCACAAACTGCATCATTTGCTTTAAATAGTAGTGGAATAACAATTGACACCGGTTCATTTGCAATTACTGGTTCAAATACATTTAATGGTAATCAAACAATAAATGGTAGAACAATTATAACAGGAAGTTTACAAGTAACAGGAAGTGTAAATATACCAAGTATAACTGGTTCATTACAAGGTACATCATCATACGCTACACAAGCTATAAGTTCATCGTTTGCAGCAACCGCATCTTATGTAGTATTAACTCAAACTGCAAGTTATGCTCAAAATGCTCAAACTGCTTCGTATGTTTTTCAAGCTGTAAGTGCATCATACGCTACGACTGCATCTTATGTTGCTAACGCTTCTTCATTTCCATACACCGGAAATGCAATTATAACAGGAAGTTTAATTATAACAGGATCAACTATCTCAACATTAGGATTTACAGGATCATTATTTGGAACGTCAACTACAGCTTCTTATGTTCAACAAGCAGTAAGTAGTTCATTTGCTACATCAGCTAATACAGCATCTTACGTTACAACAGCTCAAACAGCTAGTTATGTTTTACAAGCAGTAAGTGCATCATACGCTTTAACAGCTTCGTATGCAGTAAATGCCTCTTCAACACCTACTTTTCCATACTCAGGAAGTGCAATAATTACAGGATCATTGTTAATATCAGGTTCAGGATTAACTGTGATAGGTAATCAAATAATAAGCGGTTCAATAACATTTGCTAGTGGAGCTCGAATAACATCAACTTATTACGGCAATGCTTATCCTGGATATATTGATATTGTAGCAGGAGCACCGGGTGGATTTGTTGAATTACTATCATATAATCAATCATCTTCTGTTAACGTTGATGATTTTAGTGTGTATATAACAACAAACTCAAGCTCACTATTTAATTTATGGGAATTTAAAAATAATGGTAGATTAGTAGCTCCTAGAGGAATAGAAGCTACTTCATTTACTGGATCACTACAAGGTACAGCTAGTTATACTAACCAATCATTAAGTAGTAGTTATGCATTAACAGCATCATTAGCACCTAATTATGTACTTACAATTGCAACTAGTTCAATGTCTGTAGCTACTGCGTCATATGTATTGCAAGCAGTAAGTAGTTCATATTCAACAACTTCTTCCTATGCATTACAAGCATTAACAGCTTCATACGCTTCAACATATGCTCCTGTATTTCCATTTACAGGCAGTGCAATTATAAGTGGTAGTTTAGTCGTAACAGGTTCAATATTTACTCCATTAGTTAACGGAGCAAGTACAGCAAGTGGAACTTTAACTTTAGCATCAACTTCAAATGCAACTAAGGGCAAAATACTATTTGGAACTTCTGCTTATGATGAAGTGAATAATAGACTAGGATTAGGCACAACTTCTCCTGCTTTTGATTTTGATTTAATAAAAAGTGTACCTGCAAGTTATGTTGGCGCAAATATTCAAAACACAAATGCAACAGGATATTCATTTATAGAAGTTTTAGGTGATAATAATACAACTTATTCTTCATTAAATGCTTTTAATACGGCAGGTGGTGTAGGAACTTTTTATGATAATAATACAGCAGGTGTTGCAACTAACTCACCAACTTTGTCATTTTTAACAAATGAAAATGCAACAGGTGGATGGGTATTAACAGCAGGAGGATATGGTTCAGGAAGCGAAAAAGCAAGATTCACAATAAATGCAACATCTTTTAAACAAGCCGTTACTGCATCAGGGGCTATAACGCAATTTACTTTTACAAACGCAGCCAATACCAACCAAACCTTATCAACTAACATACCAAACTTCAAAATAACAGGAGCGAATAAGCAATGGGCAACAGGAACTTTAGCAACTCAATACTTCAATTACTTTAGTGCTAACACGGTTAGTTTTGTTGGAGCGAGTACAGCGACTAATGTTTATGGTCTATATGTAGAAGCATCAACAGCAGGGACTAATGCAACTATAACTAATAATTATGGAATGGGCATTAATGGTGGGTTGATACTAACTCCAATAGCCAGCCAGACTGGATTAGTTATTAATGGTCAAACTAATTCAGCAACAGGAATAACATTATTTAAAATAATAAATAGCGCAGGTTACACCGCATTTACCATTGATGATTCTAATTTAATTGCTAAGTTTTACGGCGGCGGCGGCATTGCGAACGCATCAATATCATCAACTGCAGATGCTACCGTTGGTATAGGTCAAGCAACTAAGCAAATATCATTCATAACTGATAGCGCAGTAAGGTTTAAAGTAACTGGAGCAACATCAAGTGGAGCAGTTCCTAGATTTTTATTTACCCCAGCAAATCAAACTGGAATAACTGCGAGTACAGAAACACCAACTTTACAACAAGATAGCTCAACTCAAACTTACGCAACTGGAGCTGTAACAAATCATCGTGACTGGTGGCTAAAGACCACAACTTTGGCTGCGGCAGCAGCAAGCACATTCACCAATGTTTATGGTCTCTACGTAGAAGCCCCTACTGCTGGAACTAATGCTACAATAACAAACAATTACGCTGCTGGGTTTAGTGGTAGTGTTCAAATACTAACAGGTGGTTTAAATGTAACAGGTTCATTAAACGTAACCGGTGGGATTACAGGTTCATTACTTGGTACAGCTTCATTTATAACAGGATCTATATTTACTAATGGAAATCTAGCATTAAGTGCTTCAAACTCACAAACCGCTTCGTATGTTTTTCAAGCTGTAAGTGCATCATACGCTACGACTGCATCTTATTATAGTGGTAGTGTTATAAGCGCTTCTTACGCTATTTCATCTTCGCAGTCGCAAAATTCAATTTCTGCATCTTATTCAATAACAGCTTCATACGCTTCAACATATGCTCCTGTATTTCCATACACCGGAAATGCTATTATAACTGGTAGTTTAGTCGTAACAGGTTCAATAAGAGCATTAGTTACCGGAAGTGATTTTGTAAACATTGGAAATGCTGTAACTGCATCACAAAGATTAGTTAGGATAGGTCAAGATACAGCGTGGATTGATATTGGTTCACAATCAGGAAGTACAGCTAGGGCAGCTATTTATTTAAATACAACAACTCCTGACACGACTAATTATTCTTTATCAGCACATCAAACAGTAGGTAATACTTATTTGAATGGCAAGTCTGGAATACAATTATTAATTAATGGTAATATTTTACATACGTTTGATATTAATACTGTAACTTTTGCACCTACATTAAAAAATGGAGGTTCAAATACTCCATTTACTTTTACTTGCGGTGCAGACTTAAATCAAGTAGCAAGTACAAATGCGCCTTATTTTAAAATTACAGGGTCTACTAAAACATTTTTAACAGGGACTTTAACTACTCAATACTTCAATTACTTTAGTTCTAATACACTTGCTTTTACTGGTGCTAGTACTGCTACAAATGTTTACGGTTTATACGTAGAAGCAGCAACAGCAGGAACTAATGCAACAATTACTAATAACTATGCTGCTGGATTTAGTGGCAGTGTTCGAATACTAAATGGAAATTTAACTGTAACAGGAAGTGTAAATGCTTCTTCATTTACAGGATCATTATTTGGAACTTCTAGTTGGGCTACTAATGCAACTTTAGCGTCTACGGCTTCGTATGTAGCTGGAGCTAATGTAGTTGGAGCTGTAACTGATTCAAATGGATTAGGTGGATTAAACGCTGGGTCTTATGCTTTAACTTCTTCATTAACTAACTACGCGTTATCGACGTCGACGACAGGATTTGCAACAACAGGTTCGAATACCTTTGCAGGAAATCAAAGTGTAACAGGAAATGTAAATATTACAGGATCTTTATCTATACTAGGAACTATCAATGCAGACACGGGAGGAATTACCGGATCTTTCAAAGGTGATGGTACTGGCTTAACAGGAATTACTGCTGCTTTCCCGAATACAAGTGTATCAGATTTAACATCTTCAGATCAATTTTATATCAATGACGGAGCTAGCAAATACATTACCTATGGTGATTTACTAACAGACTTAGCTGGTACTAATTTAGTTGTCGAGTCCACAGACAGCTTAGCTTTATCTAGCAATGTTACTGGATTGAACTCTGTAGTAAGTACAACTTTATCTGGGTCTTATGTTGAAGCTTCGACGTATACAAATATTGGAAATGTTTCTAAGACATTTGCAAATGAAGGAACGTTTGCTCCAGGCACTAATTCAGTTATTACAGCCGACTTCTCCGCATATACTCATCATGCAATTTTTGTAAAATATGTGTTATGGAGTATTGGCCCACCGGTAATGCAAAATTATGCAAATATGAGAGCGGGTACTCTTATGGCAGTAAGAAATAACGCTGGATCTTCTTTTAATATAACAGATACAAAATCTCAAGACATTGGAGATACTTCGACAATCGGTTTTACAATAACTGCGTCTGCTACTAACACTGAAATTATAATGGATACTAGTGCGGTATCTACAAATACTGTTATCAAATTTGAATACACTCTTCTTTAATATTATATTTACAAAAAAAAACATGAAAACACTAATTTATTTTAACAAACCTGACTGCCCAACAAATATTGGTATCAGTCAACTTACAGATGACGTACAAACTTTCTTAGCTGAAAGAGCTGACATTTTAATTAACCCAATTATAGTAGGTAATATCCTTGAATTTGAAATTGCAGAAGGCGTAAAAGGCTATGCTGTTATGACTGAAACTCCTGAAAACTTTGAAAACTAATGAAACCAGATAACATAGAAGTTGCTAATGAAGTTGCAACGGAAAAAACAATTGAAGACTATTCAATAATTGAATTAAAGGCTATAGTTTATGATTCATTAGCAATCATTGAACAAAACCAAGCTAACATTAAATTTATTAACGAGGAATTATCTAAAAGAAGTGCTAGAAACTTTAATACAACCAGTTAGAAAATTAGTTGATGAACAAAAAACATATGTTCAATGGGAAGGTACAACCTATTCTGTCAGGAGAAGATTGGTTTAGAACAATAAATTTTTCAGTCATAGTCAATGTTTGAAATGGTTATACTATAATTATATTAAATATATAATATATTAATAAATAATATTAATTATAATATATAATATATAATATATAATAATAATATAAATTAGTTATGGCAAATCCAATCAAAATATCTCCAGAAGAGATTCAGGCTATCAATAGTCTTCAAACCAAATATGCTGATATCACAGCTAAATTAGGTCAGTTAAAAATAGAACAAATTCTATTAAATTCTCAAGTTAATCGTTTAGCTCAGTTAGAGCAAACATTTTCAAATGATTATTTAACTATTCAAACAGAAGAAATTAAATTTGCAGAAGATGTTACTAAAAAATATGGCCAAGGTGAAATTAACATTGAAACTGGTGAGTTTACGCCATCTGTTTGAGTCAACTAAATCATATTTATAAGTAGATAAAAATCTTTAACAATCAATTAATCATAAATTACAATGGCAGAAAAAATCGTTAGCCCCGGTGTGTTTACTGAAGAAAAAGATTTGTCTTTCTTACCTCAAGGTATTGCCAATATTGGCGCAGCATTTATTGGTCCGACAATTAAAGGACCGGCAATGGTGCCAATTTCAGTAACATCCTATGGAGAGTTTGTGCAAATTTTCGGAGACACAAATCCAAACTTATACTTACCTTACACCGCTAAGGAGTATTTAAACAATTCAGGACAATTAACAGTTGTTCGAACATTACATGATGACGGATATAGCTTAGCTAATCCAATTGCAGTAGTAGCTACAGGATCGTTCGGAAGTAGACAAATTGCTTTACTTCACCCTTCTCAAGTGTTATCTGAAACAGATGCATTTTATGATGCAACGACAAACTTGTTTCATCAATCAGTAGTAACCGCTAATACTAGTGGATCGTTTGTAATTCAAATTTCAGGATCTTATACAGTAGACACCGCTGCATTCCCTAATGCAAAAGGACCTTCAAGTGCTATTTATAGCGCTTCATTGTCTAGCTTAAGCGCAAACTATATGTCTAAGGTATTTAGTAAGCAAGCTAATGTATCATCCACTCCGGCTTATTTATATACATTCTTTGGAACAGCAGCATCTGCTTCGCTAGCAGCTGACCCGGCTTGTACAATAACATTGCAATCAGGTTCATTTAATTTCTCTGATGCTTATTTAGAAGCTCAAACTCCATATATCATTTCACAAAAAGTAAATGGAGTAAGTCAAAATCTATTTAAACTTCATACACACGCTGACGGAGTTCACGCTAATTATGAAACTAAAGTTGCAATTTCAAACATCAAAGCAGCAGGTACAGTAGCAGGTTCAGAATATGGATCATTTACCGTAACTATTCGTGCAGTTGATCAAACTAAATTAACAGCAGTAGGCTCTCCATATAGCACTCAAGATTCAGATGTTCGTGCTAATGTATTAGAATCTTTTGACAATGTAAATTTAGACCCTAATTCAACTAGATTCATTTCTAGAGTAATTGGTGACCGTTATTTAACTTTTGAATCTGGAAAGGTTATAGCTAATGGCGATTATCCAAGTAAATCTAAATACGTGTATGTAGAAGTCGACGACAACGTATCTAAAGGTGTTTATTCTGTAGAGTTAGTTCCTTTCGGATTTGCTGCTTTATATAATCCAACTCCTTCAGCATTTACAAATGTACCAACTGCTAGCTTCGTAGCTGCTCAGACTATAAATGGTACTTACAATAAACGTAAATTCTTTGGATTTGATTATGATTTTGCTGGAACAGATAATATTAATTATTTAAAACCAACTCCTAAGACAAGCGCAACTACAGGATCCAATGCTAATTTCTTATTAACCAATTTCAATCAAGAAGCTGGAGCAAGCTACCCAACAGCAGCTGCACCTTATTCTGGTTCAATTGACTTAACGACTAATACCGTAATTGATTCTCGTAAATTTATTGTTCCTTTTCAAGGAGGTGCAGATGGTGTTCAGCCTAATCGTAGAATTTTAGTAGGAGCTGATATCGTAGCTGCAAATACTCAAGGATATGATTTGCGTTCTAATACAGCCAAAGATTATTCAGTGTATAAAAATGCTATTGATGCTGTTTCCAATCCTGACGAATTAGATATTAATATGTTAATTCTTCCAGGTGTTATTCAGCAATATCACTCAGCCGTAATTGACTACGCTGCTAATATGTGTTTAGACAGAGGAGATACTTTCTTTGTATTTGACGCTGCAGGTTTAACTGCTAATATTGCAACTGTAACAGGAGAGGTAGACACTTTTGATAACAATTATGCTGCTACTTACTATCCATGGGTTAAAATCCTAGACGCTGGTATTAATAAGCCAGTATGGGTTCCACCAAGTGTTGTTATTCCGGGTGTGTTAGCATTTAATGATAGGGTAGCTGCTGAATGGTATGCACCTGCAGGTTTAAATCGTGGTGGTTTAACTTCTGTAATAGACGCTTATACTCGTTTAACTCACGCTGAAAGAGATGAATTATATGAAGGCCGTGTTAATCCTATTGCTACTTTCCCTGGTCAAGGTGTTTGTGTATGGGGTCAGAAAACACTTCAAGCTAAGCCGTCTGCTTTGGATAGAATCAATGTAAGACGTTTATTAATTGCAGTTAAGAAATACATTGCATCAGCAACTAAGTATTTAGTATTTGAACAAAATACCGCTGCAACTCGTAACCGTTTCTTAAATATTTGTAATCCATATTTAGAATCAGTACAACAACGTCAAGGTTTATATTCTTTCCGTGTTGTAATGGATGAGTCAAATAACACTCCAGATGTAATTGATCGTAACATTATGTATGGTCAAAT